ATTAGATGAATGTAAATACGAACCAAAGAAAGTAACCTTTGTAAATAAATTTGGTGTATTACAAGATATGTTCTTCTTTAAAAAATCAGTTGAAAAGATGACTGTTAAGAAGGAATCTTATAAAGCTAATACAAGAAATCAATATGATTCATACAGTATAAGTAGCCACGTTAATAGGGAATTTAATGTCGTAGGTAATGAAAGTATTTCTTTAAGTAGTGGTTTTTTAAGTGAAGAATACAACGAAGTATTTAAACAACTAATGTTATCGGAAAAAGTTTGGGTAACAAACGTTACAGATACAGATGTACAAGTATTACCAATAAATGTTAAAACAAGTGATATTACTTACAAGACATCTTTAAATGATAAGTTAGTAGAATACACGATAGAATTTGATAATTCATTTGACACCATAAACAATATTAGATAGATGCAACAAGTTCAAGTATACATAAATGACGAAAGAGTTGAAATGTTTGACTTTGAAAGCGTTACTATTACAGACACTATTAAGGATGTTAGGGATGTTAGCAAGATATTCACAGAATACTCTCAAACCTTTAGTCTACCTGCAAGTAAAACCAATAATAAGGTTTTTAGTCATTATTACAATGCAGATATTACCGATGGGTTTGACTCAAGAATAAGAGTACCTGCTAAATTAGAATTAAACTCAATACCATTCAAAAATGGCTATATTCAGTTAGAAGGAGTCGATTTAAGGAACAATAAGGCACATACCTATAGAATTACATTCTTTGGTAATACGGTGTCCTTAAAAGACTTATTAGGGGATGATTTACTATCTTCTCTGTCTTGGTTAGATAATTTTAATTTAAGTTGGAATTTACCTACGATTAAAACACACTTAACCACAGCAGTAAACAAGACTGTAGGTGGTGTTACCTACACAAACCCTATTCAAGTACCATTAATCACTCATACTCAAAGGCTTTATTATAATACCAATGAAGATGAAGCAGATAGTGGAAACTTACACTGGCATTCTGGAGGAGGTACTCATAAGCACGGAGTTAAATGGAATGAATTAAAGTATGCTGTAAAGCTAAATATTATAATCAAAGCTATAGAGGAGAAATACACGATAGCTAATGGGTATTCTAATAACTTAAAGTTTAGTGATGACTTCTTCAATACTGCAACAGCTAATGATTTTAGTGAGCTTTATATGTGGTTGCATAGAGTTAAGGGAGAGGTTACTAACGGAGGTCAAGTAGAAACGTTTAATTATATTGTAAATGATTTTACAGACGAGGCTAACGAGCAAAGTACTATGAGTAATGGCGTTCTTAGGTTGTCTGGATTTGGTCAGACTGCAGCAATTCAACAAATATTAAGAGCTAATTTAGTAGTGAGTAGTGGAAGTGCAAGTAAATCTTATTCTTTTAATGTTTTTAGAGATGGACTGTCTGTTTACTCAAGTGGACTTATATCTGGTAGTGTTTTTAATATAAATGTTCCAGTTACTATAAATAGTGATTATACAATACAGATAAGTACTACTGAAAATATTGTTTTTCAAGATATATCTTGGAATTATAGTTATTATGATATTCAGCAACAGTCAACGGTAAATGAAGACTACTACACAGGCTCTGTAAGTATATTTCAAATTTTTGACTTTAATACAACTCAACAAGTACCTAAAATGAAGGTTTTAGACTTTTTGACTGCTGTATTTAAGATGTTTAATTTGGTTGCATATGTTGAAGGAACTGAAATGGTGGTTGAGACTTTAGATACTTACTATGAATCTGGAGAGTCTTACGATATTACAAAATACATAGACACAGAAAAAAGTCAAGTAAATTCTGTATTACCTTTTAGAGAAATAGTATTTGGTTACGAAGGATTAGGTTCTTTCTTAACTAAAAGGCATAACGAGCTATTTAATGAGGAGTGGGGAACCGAAGAGTATAAAACAGAAGATAGTAGTATATTTACTGGTGGTATTTATAAATATAAAATACCTTTTGAGCATATGAAGTTTGAAAGATTGATTGATGTTGATGAAACAGCAAGCCCTTCTTTCCCTACAACAAATATTCAATGGGGATTTTCTGTAGATAACAACCAAGATAGTTATATTGGAAAACCACTTATTTTTTATATGGCAAGACAAACAGCAGATATATCTTTTGTTGATGTTAATGCAGATAATATTGCTTCAAGTCACGAAAAAATAGAGAATTATTTTGCACCTGCAAACTCTAACCTTAGCTTACCAGTATTTACTGACAGGCAGTCAATAAACTTTAGTCCAGAATCTGATGAATGGGAACTAACCCCTAATATGAAATCATTATTTAATAGCTATCACAGTAACTATATTTCTGGGATATTCAATAAATCTAACAGATTAACTAAAATGACCGCTTTATTACCATTGAAGGTTCTTTTAAGGTATTCTCTTAGGGATAGGTTTATCGTTTCTGGTAAATCTTATAAGATTAACTCAATAGAAACTAATATGCATAACGGTAAATCGCAGCTTGAGCTACTTTCAGATTATGCACCTTCAGTTATTGATTTAATTCCACCTACAGCACCTACTAACCTGTCTTTAGTTTCAGGCTCTTTAACAAGTGATGGTTTTAGTATAACTTGGACAGCAAGTACAGACAATGTAGGGGTTACTGGATATATTATAGATTTACAACAGAGTTTTTATACCAATGTAGGTAATGTAACAACTTATACGTTTACTGGTTTAACCCAACAAACTTATAAAGTTGCTTTATACGCAACAGATGCAGCAGGAAATGTGTCTCCAATTTCAAATATACTAATCGTATAATTTTAAAAATAATGATAAGAGAAACTTTAGAATTACTAAGAGATAAAGAGTGGTTAATTGACGATAAGGACATCAATATAGCCAAAGGATTGTATGAAATACCTTCAACATTCAAGGAATTAAGGACTAATAACAAAAGAAAAAAACTAACAAATGGCAGATAAAACGGTAATTTTAGAAGTTGAAATAATAGAAGGCAATGCACAATCTAAGTTAGATGCCTTAAGAGCCTCTGTACAAGGTTTAGATAAAACCCATAAGGATTACGCACCTACATTAAAGCTAATAGCTCAAGCAGAAAGAGATTTATCTAAAGTTCAACAGAAAAGGATTTTAATAGAGAAAGGGCTTATATCTTCAACTACTAATGTTGATAAAGCCACAAAGAATACTTCAAAGGTACTGAGTAAGCAAAGTGATGCTACAGGTAGTGCTACTGCTGCTACTATGGAATTAAGTAGGGTTGTATCTGATGCACCTTACGGTATTCGTGGTATGGCGAATAACATTACTCAATTAGTTTCTCAATTAGGTAATGCATCAACTAAAGCAGGTGGCTTAGGTGCTGCTTTGAAACTGATGGGAAAACAACTTATAGGTCCTCTTGGTATCGTATTCCTTATTACTGCTGCGGTAGCTGCATTAGATTATTTTTACGGAGCTGCTACAAAGGCTGATAAATCAATAAATAGTGTTGCTGAATCAGCTGCAAAATCAGCATCTTCACTTAAAATACTTGTTAAAGCTAACGACTCTGGAACTATGTCTATGAGTCAAACTGCTAAAGCAGTTAAAAAAGCTAATTTAGAATACAAGGACTTAAACATACAGGTGGATGAAAATGGAAAAATAACTGACGAGAGTGTGTTAGCTATTAATAGAAAAGTTGCCTCTTTAGAAAATTTAGCCAGAGCAACAGCACTTCAAACAATGATTGAGGAGCAGTTTGTAAAATTAATCCCTTTAGAAAATAAATTAAAGACACAAGAGGAAGAGGCATTAGTAAAACTTAGAATAAAAGGAATTAACAGTATTAAAGAGGCTCAAGCTATCGCTGATGACAAAAAGTTTACCGCTGAAAAAGGTTATGTTACTGGGGTTCTTAATCAAGCTAATTTTACTAAAAGTAAAATAGATGACATTAAGGAAGGTATAGATGACTTAATAGAAAATATACCTAACATAGATGATTTATTTAAAGGTAAAGGTGAAGATAAGCCTGCAGATGTTGTGGCTAAAGAATTTGTAGATACTCTTTATAGGGAAATAGTAGGTTTTAAAGACCTTGTTACTAATTCGGATATAGTAGGAGAGATAATAATACCTGTAACTCCAAAAATAACCACACCTTACGATGAAATAGCTGAATTTATTAAGCACTACAAAACCTTAATGTCTGGTCTTACAGATTTTATTGATGGAGAGTTCGAAAGAGAATTAACTATTGAAAAAAATAAAACTAATGCTATAAATGCAGAACTAAACAATAGATTAAATAATGAAAATCTATCTAAAGACCAAAGAGCATCTATTCAAAATCAAATAGCTCAAAATGACGAGAAACTAAGGGCTAAGCAAGAAGCTATTGCAAGGAAGCAATTTAAAGTAACTAAAGCGTTTAATATAGCTATGACAATAGCAGATACTTATATGGCAGCACAAAAAGCTTATTTATCTCAAATGCAATTTGACCCTTCATCTCCCATAAGAGCTAAGATAGCAGCAGGTATAGCTGTAGCAGCAGGACTCGCAAAAGTAGCAGCAATTTCAAGAACGCAATTTCAATCAACAGCCCCATCAACACCTATGAATACAGGTGGTGGAGGTGGTGGTGGAGAAGGGCGTGCAGAGCCTTCCTTTAATATAGTAGGTAGGTCTAATGATAACATATTATTAAGTGCTATACAGTCACAATTTGACAAGCCATTAAAAGCTTATGTTGTAGCAAGAGATGTAACTAATCAACAGCAATTAGATGGTATTATTTCAACATCAGCAAGTACCTAAAATAAAACAATTACAATTAATAAAGTTACCATAATATAAAATAACATATATGAAAGATTTAGATATAATAGAATTATTTATTGACGATGCTAAAGAAGACGATGGTATTGAAGCAATATCTTTGGTAGAATTTCCTGCCATTGAAGAGAATTTCATAGCACTTAGTAAACATAAGGTAGATTTTAAAACCGTAGATGCTGAAAAAAGAATTATAGTAGGTTTAGCTTTAGTACCTGATAAGCAAATATACAGACGTAAGGGAGACTATGAATATAATGTGATATTCTCTAAAGAAACAGTAAGAAAAGCGTCTGAGCTATATTTAAAGCGTTTAAAGCTCAATAATGCAACATTAGAACACGATGACCAAATGACTACAGGTGTATCTGTTATAGAATCTTGGATAGTAGAAGACCCTGAGAAAGATAAGACTGCTTTATATGGATTAAACGCTGTAAAAGGTGCTTGGGCGGTTACTATGAAGATAGATAATGATGAGGTTTGGGAAGATGTTAAAGCAGGTAAATACTTAGGATTAAGTATTGAAGGAATGTTTAGTGATAGTAGCGAAGATATTGAGGAGGTTGAGGCTTCTAATGTATTAGAGGAACTTAAAAAATTATTATCATAATGAGTAAAGCTGTTTACTGTTACTGTAAGAATACTTATTCAATAGAATGCGATAAAGGAAATAATAAGAGATGCAATGCACCAGACTATTGGAAGCAAGGCATAGGAGACATAAGTAATACTGCCGAAGAAGATTAAAATACGACAGTACATTTATAAATAGTTATATTAATATAAACCAATAAGTATGAAAGCAACAGAAATCCTTAACAACGTCAAAGAGCTTTTAAATCTATCTAAGGTAGAGGTAAAGAATGAAGACGTATTAGTTGAAGAAACGGTAGAATTATCTACAGAAGAATCAGCAGAAGAAGTTATAGAGGAAGTTAGTGAAGTATTACTTGCTGAAGAAGAGGTTGTAGTACCTACAGAAGAGGTTGCAGAAGCACCAATGATGTATGTAACACCTGAAGAATTATCAGCAGTTAAAGCGGAATTACTTTCGATGATTAAAGCATTAATCGAGGATAAGCCAATGGGAGACGTAAAAGAAGTTCCTCAAGAGTTATCAAAACAAGAAGAAGTTGAATTATCTGAAGATGTAGAAGAAGTTGTGCATTCTCCAGAAAACTCAATAGAAACTAAAAAGAATTTATTATCAAACCAAAACAAAGCTATGACTACTGAGCAAAGAGTCAATAGTATGTTATTCAACTAAAATTAAATAAAAATGGCTACTACTACAAGTATTACTACTACTTATGCTGGTGAAAGTGCAGGAAAATATATCTCTGCTGCTTTATTATCAGGTAACACAATCGCAAATGGTGGATTAACTATCAGACCAAATGTAAAATTCAAAGAGGTTGTAAAAAGATTGGAATTAGACGGAATCGTAAAAGATGGTTCTTGTGATTTCGCTGATACATCAACTTTAACTCTTACTGAAAGAATTATTGAACCAAAAGAATTACAAGTTAACTTAGAACTATGTAAGAAAGATTTCCGTTCTGACTGGGATGCAATCCAAATGGGATATTCTGCTTTTGATAACTTACCTTCTTCTTTCCAGGATTACTTAATCTCTTATGTTGCTTCTAAAGTAGCACAAAAGAATGAGAATACAATTTGGCAAGGTGCTGATGCTACCGATGGTGAGTACGATGGATTTGCTGCTTTATTAGCTGCTGATGCAGGTGCTGTTGCAGGTCAAACAATCGCAGGAACTACTGTTACAGCTGCAAACGTTGTTGATGAATTAGGAAAGATTGTAGATGCTATTCCTTCTGCATTATACGGAAGAGAAGATTTACATATTTATGTTTCACAAAACATCTTTAGAGCTTACAAGAGAAGTTTAGGTGGATTTGCTGCTGGAGGACAAGGTGCTGCAGGTGTAGGTTCAATGGGAAATAACCAAGATGTAAATGTTTTATACTTTGATGGTGTAAAAGTATTTATGGCTAACGGATTGGCTGCTAACGTAGCTGTATCAACTACTAAGGACAACTTATGGTTTGCTACAGGTTTATTATCAGACCAAAATGAAGTTAAGGTTTTAGATATGGAAAATCTTGATGGAAGTCAAAATGTTCGTGTGATAATGAGGTACACAGCTGCTGTACAGTACGGAGTTATT